TCTCTACTCCTTGAATTGGCTTGCTTGAAAAATGGCCGGCCCCACGAAAGTGAGGCCGGCCATGGACAAAAGATAAGAAATACAGATCAGCGCGACAGCGCACGCACATAGGCCTGGCACGCCCGCAAGGCGATCAGTCCGCGGTCGCCGTCGTCGGTGATGGCGATAATTCGTCGAGCATGCGCCGGGTCAAGTCGGGCGCGTACGGGGCCATGATCCACGCCGCCGGTGCCGGCGGCGGCAGGCACTGGGGCACAGGTGGGGTCGCGCTCGACCAGGACCGACAGGCGCAGATCGGCAGTAGCAAGGCGGTCACGCAGGCGAGCCTGAGTCTGTTGGGCATCGGTCAGCTCCTGGAAATGCTTCGTTTCACTGTCGTGCAGGCGTTGTTCGAGGCCCTGGCGCTGATCGCGTTCGGCGAGCAGCAGGCCGTACAGCGCCTCGGCCTGGTCAAGGCGCTGCTGCACCAGCGCCTGCTCCTGCTCGGCCAGCTGACGCCCGAGGCGCCAGCCTTGCAGCTGCCAGGCCAGCACCGCGGACAACGCCATCAGCCCGAGGCACAGCGCCAGTTGCAGGCGGCTCAGCACAGCACCTCCCGCGCTCGCGCCCACAGTTCGAGGCGCTCCGACAAGCCGTTCAGGCCGCCGTTGATATGCCGGGTGATGCGGTTGAATTCCCCCTGGTCGGCCAGGGCGTTGAGCCCGCGCGAGTGCCAGAACCAGGCCGCCGATTCGCAGGCCCAGCGCGGCTGCTCGAGCATCTGCGGTTGCGCCAGCAGGCGTTCGTCGCCGAACAGCGCACGGCTACAGGCCTGGTAGTTGTTGCGCCCGGTCACCTGGATCAGGCCACGGCCGCAATAGCGCTGGCCATCACCGTCGGCTTCAGGCGTGTTGCCCAGGCGCAGGGCCAGGCTGCCGGTGTCGTAGCGGGCCAGGTAGCGGTCGCTGCCCAGCTCCTTGACGTAGCGCAACTGGCCGGACTCATGGCCGACCTGGGCCAGGAACGCGGCAATGCGCTTGGGGTGGTCGATCTCCCAGTTGGCCATGGCCGTGTTCAGCGCCGGCAGGAAGGCGGCGACGCGTTGGCCGGCGAGCGGGTAGATCTGCTTGAGTTGCTGTTCAGTGAGCGGCATCGGTGCATTCTCCATTGCGGTCTGATCGAAAGGCGGCCGGTGCCGCCTGTGGCTCGCTCATGGGCGTTGGCTCGAAGCGCGTGGCTTTCACAGGGGTCACGGTGTGGCGACCGCCGCACCTGATCTGGAGCTCGGAAACAGGGTGATGCGGCCGGCTGACAGCGACTATAGGGAGCGCCGCCGCCGGCAGGCATCGGGAAACCCTCACCGCCCTGTCTCAGGCCTTGAGCGAACCCGTCCGCCGAGGCGCGGCCCCCTTGGCCTTGGCCTTGCCCTGGCGACCGCCGTTGCACTGCACGGTGGTGCGCCAGCCACTGCTGGTGAACACCTGCTCGACCGATTCGATGAGGTACTGCCCATCGAGCCCGACCAGGAAGCCCTGGACATCGATGCTGCGCTCGGCGAACAGGTCGGTGCGCCCGGGCATGTCCAGGCGCACGCTGGCGGTGTCACGGTTGAAGCTGGCCAGGCGGGCGCGGGCGGCCTGTTCCGCCGCCGCGCGGTTGGGGTACAGGTGGCGGTCGGTGTAGACCGGCTGCAGGCCGTCCGGCGCATCGCCATTGTCCAGTTCCACCGCTTGCAGGTGCCCGCTGGCGCTGTCCTGGTGGCGGGTCCTGACGGCCTTGTGGGTGCTCTTGTCAGCCAGGCGAAACTGCCACTGGCTGACCTCGCTGCGGGCAATGCCCACCACACCAAGAGGCTTGCCGCTGGCGCTCTGGCCACCCTGGCGCGGCAGCACCAGCAACTGGCCGTTGGCGAGCTTGGCGGTGCAGTCGTGCTGGCGCGCCAGGCGAGTGATGAAGTTGAAGTCCGACTCGCTGTACTGGTCGACCCGCGGCACTTGCACAGCCAACGGGCACACGGCCTGCCAGCCATTGCGGGCACCGATCTCGGCGACGATGCGCTGCAGCGTAGCGTTCTCCCAACTGCCACTGCGAATGGTCTTGCCGCTGCCGCGCAGGTCACTGGCCTTGCCGCGGATCACCAGGGTGTCCGGCGGGCCGGACAGCTCGACCTCGTCCACGGTGTAGCGGCCCAGGCGGTTCAGCGGCTGCCCGGCGTAACCCAGGTGCACTTCCAGCAACGCGCCCCTGGCCGGCAAGGCCAGGGCGCCGTCGCGGGCATCGAGGCGCAGTTCGAACTCGTCGGATTCCATACCTGGTTTATCAGTGGTGCGTAACAGCAACAGCCGGTCGTTAAGCAGCGTGGTAATGTCATGGCCGTCCGCGATGATCCGAAATTGAGGTTGCATGGTTGGAGCTCCGCTGTGTTGATGTAGCGAGGACGGCGTGGGAGCGGGCTTGCCCCGCGACGGCGCCATCGCGGGGCAAGCCCGCTCCCACGTGCTGTTCAGGTGAGGTGAGTGGTCAATCCCACAGCTGCAGGGTGGTGCTCGTCGTCATCGGCAGTTCCGGCAACAGTATCCTCACCCCGGCGCGAAACGGCTGCGCCTCGTCCGCCAGGCCCTGGTTGGCATCCAGCACGGCCTCGACCGTGCCGGACAGATGGCCGTAGTAGTGCTGGCAGAGGGTATCGAGCAGGTCACCCTCAGACGTTGTGCAGGTCTTGGCCATAGCTCACGAACTCCAGTGAAAACCCTTGTTTGCGTGGAATGCCGCCGGCCAGCAGGACACTCTGCTCCTCTTCGATGCTGGTCAGGCACCAGGTGCCGAGTACCTCGCCGTAGCCGGTGGTCAACGACAGCGGCAGCAGTTGGCGGCCAATGCTGCGCAACGTCTGCAACTGGCCGAGGCCGCCCTTGAAGCCGGGGAAGATCGCGCCACGGATGTTGATGCTCTCCTCGCCCAGGCTGACCGCCTGCTGGGCGCTCGCGCGGCTCAGGCGCTCCTGCCCGGCCCAGCGAAAACGCGTCTGCCGGCGCAACTGGTCGAAGGCGGCGGTGTCGAGGTTGAAGTAGTACGGCGCCGCGCCCGCCTTGAGCGGTTGCAGCACCAGCAGGTGCGGGAACGGTTTTATCGCTTCGGCGGCGGGCGTCACCTCGGGCGCGAAGCCCAGTGTCGACAGCACGCCGTTGACGGTCGAGCGTACCTCTCCCACCACACGGCGTATCGCTGCCCCGGCCTTGGCGGCATGGGCGGCGAAGCCGTCGATGCGATCACGCACCTGGCGCACCACCGCCACCGCCTGGTCGTACTTGGCCACCACCTTTGCGACCCGGGCCTGGGCATTGGTAATCGCGCGCATCGTGCGCTGGAGCTTGGCACCGATGATCGGACCGACCACCGGCAAACCTTCCAGCTCACCCACCGCGCCTTGTATGTGGCTGATCGCGTCGTTCATCGGATCGAGCATGGCGTCGGCACGCCGACGCCCTGCCTCTCCCGCCTTGACCAGGGCGTGCAGCGTGGCTTGCAGCTGCTCCAGATAGGTCATGGATCCTCCTTAAAGTGCGATGTGTGGGGTGTCGGCCAATTGCGCCGAACGGGCCTGACGCATCAGCTCTTCCAGCTGACGACGGGCGATGGCCTCCAGCTGTTGCAACACGGAAGGGTCATTGAGGCTGTTGCTGAACGTGACCGGCATGTTGGCGGTGAAGGTGAACTGCTGGTTGATCGGCGTGGGCGGGACCGCTGGCGTTGCCGTCGCTACCGGTGACGCGGGTAGCGGCGGCTGTGCTGCTGGGCTATCCATTGCCCGTGCCGCCTCACCCAGGCCCGGCTTGGCGGCGGGCTCTTCCTTGCCCGAACCCAGCGCCTTGCCCAGCCAGCCACCGATGCTTTCACCTCCCATGCTGCCCAGCACGCCACCGATCAGCCCACCGATCGCGGTGCCGATCACCGGCACTACCGACCCGATGGCGGCACCTGCCGCAGCACCGGCCAAGCCACCCCCGAGACCGCCGACGGCGGTGCCATAGCCCTCGAGTTTCTGCTCGGGGGTGGCGTCGCTGTTGTAGGTCTCGGCAAGTTGCAGGCCGGTGTCGAGCACGTTGGCACCTGGAATGCGCCTGAACACTCGCCTTGCCACCGAGGAGCCGGCATTGCCGGCCACCGCCCTACCCACCTGGCCCGTGACCGCAGTACCGGCGAGCCCGATAGCGCTGGCTGGCGATGCAGTGGCTGGCGGGCTGTCCGAGACAGCTTCCTGGGCCTCGAAGAAGGCCGCCTCGTCCTCGGCTTCGTCGACCTCTTCTTCCTCCTCCTCTTCCTCCGGCTCCTCGGCATCGTCACTCGCTTTCGGCATGCGAGCCGCAGGAGTCTTGGCCTTGTCGGCAGGAGCGTCGTTGGCGGCGGGCTTGTCGGAGAACAATCCATGGAGCGTCTTGCCAGCCAGGCCGCCAAGACCTTCACCGATCATTTCGCCAATCTCACCGCCGTACTTCTGGATCTGCTTGTTCTTGGTCACACCTCCGAGCAGTTCCGCCCCAAGGCTCCCCAGTACGCTGCCGAAAGCGGCGCCCACCGCCTCGGCCTGGTCCTCGCTCTTGTCCTTGAGCATGGCCAGGCCAAGCTTGGTGGCGCCCTTGGCGGCGGCCTTGCCACCGTTCTCCCTAAGACCGCTAGTGATCTCGCTGCGTCGCTCAGGAGATTGCCCTTGGTAGGTCCGCGTGCCCCAGGCGGCAAACGCAGTACCGCCCAGTGCGCCTGCCGCGATCAATCCGCCCTTCATGATCTCCCGAGCGCCATTGGCGGGCCCTTCGGGGGGGCGTTCTTGAGCTGCAGCAGCGCTCTCGGGTACAGCGCTTCGGGCCTCTCCTGGCGGTGTGGCGGTCTCCTCGGGCACATCGATAGAACGTTGCGCTGAAGTGTCGGGCGCAGCCTTGTCCTTGCCTGCGGCATCGTTGGCGGCGGGCGTATCGGAGAACCAGCCGAAGACTGTCTTGCCGATAAATCCGCCGACACCTTCGCCGATCATTTCGCCGATCTCACCACCGTACTTCTGGATCTGCTTGTTCTTGGTCAGGCCGCCCAGGAGCTCCGCTCCCAGGTTGCCGAGTACGCCTCCAAGGGCTGCACCTGCAGCCTCGGCCTTGTCCTCGCCCTTGTCCTTGAGCATGGCCAGGCCAAGCTTGGTGACACCCTTGGCGGCAGCCTTGCCGCCGTTCTCCTTCAGGCCCTTGGTGATCTCGCTTTGTCTTTCGGGCGTTCGGCTTTGATAATACGAACGGGCTCCCCAGGCAGTGCCAGCGGCTACAGCGACAGTACCGGCACCGACCGCTCCAGCCTTGAGCACCGCCAAACCCGCATTCGCCGATTCCAGAGGCACACGCCCCTGCTCCGCGCTGCGCGCCTCGGGCGGATCACCCCGGGCCGGCCGTGGCGCGGGGCTCGTCCCCTCCAGCAAGGCCGCCTTGCGCTGCTCCAACGTAGGGACTGGTGGCTCCTTGACGGCGGCCGCACTCGAGGCCACCACCATCGCACGCAGTTCCAGCGGCTTTCGCCCAAGGGACAGGTACAGCCTGCGCAAGCGCTCGACCTCGTTCCCCTCACGGCGCAATCGGTCGATCTGCGCCTCATGCGTCCATGCCTGGTCGTTATCCAGCTGCCTTTCGGCCTGGCCCACCTTGTCCAGCTCGAGCCCCAGGCGGATGACCTCGCCGATCAACCGCCCGAGCCGGGTCCCGTCCGCTTGCCTGCGCAGGCGCTCGACCTGGCCACGCAAGCTGTCGACGGACCTGCCCAATGCCTGGTCGCTGGTGACGCCGAGGGTGAACACCTGTGTGTTCGCCATGGCTTGCTCCTTGTCACTCAGCCAGCCACCAGACCATGTCGCTGTACGACATGGTCATGATCTCGCTGGCGGAAAAGTTCAGCTCCTTGGCCAGCCGCCTGGCGGCGGCCTTCTGCCGGGCAGGGTCAAACCTCGTCGTCCTGCACCAGGCGAAAATAGCCGGTCTGCAGGCGGCTGTAGTCCTTCAGGGCCAGGCCTTCGAGGTCCTTGACGCCGACTTCGGCGAGCGAGGCGAACAGGTTCAGTTCGCGCTGCTCGTCGTCAGCCACGCCGCCGACCTGAGCATTACGGATGTCACGCACGGTCGGTGCGCGCAGCGACAGGCTGTCGACCTGCACGCCGTTGGCTTCGCTGGGGCGCGACAGGCGCACGGTCACGCGCTCGGTGTCGACGGTCAGCCATTGTGGAAGTTTCTTCGCTTGAGCCATCGAGCGTTCTCCTTAAAGACCCAGGGCGGCGCGCTGGGCGGCCAGTTGGTCGACGCCGTCGATCACCCGCTTCATGCCCAGGGCGTCGATTTCGTAGACCAGGCGGCCATCGACTTCGAGCTTGTAGTAGGTGACGGCGACGTTGTGCTTGATCTCGGCCTTGTCACCGGACTTCCAGTCACCCATGTCGATCTCTTTCAGCGAACCGCGCAGGGTGACGATGACCGGATTGATCTTGCCCTTCAGGCCCTTGAAGGCGCCGCGGAAGGTGCCGTTGAAGGCGGTGCCGTCGGCCAGGCCGAAGAACTTCAGCGACTCGCGGCGCACGCCGGTGGTGGTGAAGGCGGCTTCCTGCTTCTCCATGCCCTGGTCCATCTCGACCGGCATGTCCATACCGCCGGGGCGGTGCTCTTCCATCTTCAGGGTGAGCTTGGGCAGGGTCAGGCTGGGCACGTCGCCCTGGAAGCTGACGCCATCGACGAACAGGTTCAGGTTGGCCAGTGTTTCGGGAATCATTGCCATGTGGATGCGCTCCTTAAGCGGCGGAATCGAGGACTTCGGTCAGCCACTGGTTGGTGACTTCGACGCGGAAATTGGGGTTTTCGGCAGGCGGCACATCGGTGAAGCGGATGTTCCAGTACACCTTGCCCTGCTCCAGCTGACTGGCGGTGTTCAGCTCCGGATCGGCGAAGACCTCGAAGTTGATGATCGCGCCCTGGTTCTTCAGGTCGCGCATGAAGGCCTGCAGGCCCTCGGTGACGTCCTTGACGTAGGTGGCGGTGATGGAGCGGTCGACGGCCCACTTGTGGCCGTAGAGGATCGCGTCCATGACGATGTCCATGGTCCGCACGCGGGTAACGAAGGCCCATTTCGGGTCGCTCGACAGGGTGCGGTTGCCCCACAGGCGGAAGCCGTCGTCGCGGATGATGGTGGCAATATTGGCGTTGTTCAGCAGGTTGGCGCGGCAGGTGTCGTCGCCATCGAGGAACTCCACGGCGCGGGTGGTGCCGGTAATGCCGACGAACTCCTTGTTCGAAGGCGAAGCCCAGAAGCCGTACTCGCGGTCGGTGAAGGCAAACAGGCCGGCGACCCAGGCCGAACCCGGCGCGTCGACGGTGGCCTCTTCGGCGTTGTCCCAGTAGCGCACGCCCGGATCGACCAGGAAGGCGCGCTTGGCACCGAAGTTCTTGGCGTAGGCGATGGCCGCTTCATCGGTGGTGTTGGGGCCGTCGATGATGGCGATGGCGCGCAGCTTGTCGGCCAGGGCCACCAGGGCGGTGCCGACGGCCTGGGTGGCGCTGTGCTTGGGGGTGACCAGCAGGCGCGGCTGGGCGTTGAAACGGCTCTTGCCGTCGAGCAGCGCCTGCAGGCCGGTACGCTTGCCGTCGGCCAGCACGTTGCCGATGATCGCCGAGGTCTGCTCGGCGGCGTCTTCGAGCTTGGCCACGCCGCAAGCGACGATGACCGCCTTGGCGCGGCTGTAGATGGCGCGGCAGGCCTTGGTGATCGCCGCGTCCTGGCCGAACGCCGCGACCGCTTCGCGTTCGCTGGTGATCAGGATCAGGTCATTGGCCTTGGCGGTGACGCCCGGGCCTTCGGTGAAAGTGTCGACCAGGCCGATGATCGAGGACGACGGCAGCGCGATGCTGCGGGCGCCGGTGTCGACGTTGGTCACGGTGACGCCGTGGAAAAAACCACTCATGTAAGTCTCCAGATACGAAAAGGCCCCGCAGAGCGAGGCCATTGATACAGCGGTTAAGAAAACGCCCCGTCAGTACGAGGCGTCATGGAATGATGCTGGCCATTAAGGCTGGCGTCGGCGGCCGGTGCTCAACCGACGGGAAGTCGCTACCTTGGGGCCAGTCCCGCAATGCCCGACGATAAGCCTGCAGTTCTATGTACTGATCGGTAGTCAGCGTGGTCACCACGCCTTCCTCCAACTCATCACGGTGTCGCGATACAACACCATCCGTGACGGCTAGCCGCTCATCACGCCACTGTCGTTCAATAGTGCCCAACACTCCAAGATCCGGAGGGGGCGGGTCACTCAGAATAGGAGAGCCGTTCAGATCCGAAATAATCCGACGACCACCACTTTGTCCAGCCAGCAATGTGTTATGTATTTGATCGCTCACTTTACGTGCATCAGAAGGAATGAAACTATTGACGTTATCGTCATAGAAAAAGCCAGTCGCTGGGCTGAAAAACGTTGTCATACACGACCTCTCACTTTCCAAAAGAACGACGACGACCCTACAAATAAGTTACGCACCGTAATACTGCCCGGTGTACTATTTCTGGCTTGAAGAACGGGGGAAACTCCGACGTTTTCACCGCCGCTGAAGTTCGCAAATGTGAGTTCTATACAGGTTGGTACCGCCAGCATTGCTACGGGAAGCGTGATCACCGTGTCCGAACCCGAGGGCGCTCCGACGTATACCCCCCACTGCTCAATTGCTCCGTTTGGAAGCTTCTGATACCCGACAGTACCATTGAGCGAGGCCCCAAAGCCGGAGCTTGAACCAAGCAAAGCGCTACCACCAACCAACATCCAACCGCCGAGAGTGGCGATTACCTCAAGCGAGTCAGTGATACCGATGGACATTGTGCCTATCAAGCCCGAACCCACCACCTGAATGGCGCCCGTTCCAAAGTTTATAAACCTGATCTTGGAGCCAACAGCAAAGGATGAAATAGACGGTAGCGTAATCGTGTAGCCTCCCCCCGTGAGACTGAGAACTTTTCCTGAGTCAGTTGGGACCACTGTATAGGCGCCGCTGACACCCTTCTGACCACTGTAATTTCCAATCTCCCGCTGCACAAACTCAGTTGTCGCCAACTGACGACTGCTATCGAACTGCGGCATAGTAGGGCGATCTACATAACCCAGCGCCGCACTTCCTCCTGTCAACGCCCAGTTACCCGCCGCCCGGGTCAGGATAGCGGTATCACCTATATTCAGCGTAAGTGAGGTAACAAGACCGGCCCCAGGGTCGATAACATCGTCCCCCTGAACAACCACATTTTGAGTTCCTGAGGTGCCCGAATGCTGAATCGCAAAAGTTGTGCCTTCAACCAAGCTAGAAATCAGCGGAAGTTTCACAGTATAGCCTGTTCCGGCCATTCTGATGATTTTGCCAGCATCAGACTTGGTTAGCGTGATGCTTGAGCCATAGCTCACCGCACCTGAAAAGCTGCCCAACGCACGCTGCACAAACTCTGTAGTTGCAAGGCGCGGGGAAGAATTGAACTGAGCCTGGGTAACGAAGCCTTCCTCACTCAGGACCTGCGAGTAGCGCAGCATGCTGCTACCGCCAGACAAGCGCCACTGGCCGGCCAGCTTGATGAACTCAGCTGAATCCCCTAAACCAAGCACAATTGGTCCAACGACTCCGCTAGCAGTATAAATAAGATCGCCGGCCGCGGCCTTCACAGTGACACTACCAGAGCCAGCGCTTACGACAGTAGTGGTTGCCCCCTGTGCAACACCCAGCGTTGGGGGCAATGTAATGCTGATAGGCGTTGAACTTGAGGCGCTGATTAGGCCTCCAACATGAATAGCCGTTAATACTGTGTTGACCGCAACCGAACCAAAGCTCGAGTATTCCAGCCCCACACGCTTGACGAAATCAGTGGTGGCAAGCTTTGAACTACTGTCGTATTGTGCTGGCGTAGGTGCTGTGGGTGCTCCCACAAAGGCTGGGGATAACAGGCGCGCAAACCCATCGGTGATGTTCTGAAAAACCAACGAGGTGAGGCCAAGGGTAATAGGTGCATCTGTAGTCAATTGCCAGATGGTATCTGCGAGCACCTCACCCAGTTCGACAACTACGATCAGCCCCGACGTTACTTTTGTGCTTGTATCGGCATCTGAGGCTCTGGGCCAAGTGCCGACAGCTGCGACATACAAGCCGTTCTCCTTCGCCACCGTCTGATTTTTCACTAGGACTCGGTCACCCGCAACAAGCGCTACACCGTCGACGGTCTGAAGTCCCGCAAGGGAGAGATTGACCGAGGTTGCAACCCGTACCGACTGCTTTATATCTAACTTGCTGAGCTCTTCGGTAATGCGGCTATCGACATAATCCCGAGTAGCCAGTACCACCGCCGGATCGATCTTCAGCTGCACGTTGCTGGCGCTGCTGACGATCAGGTTCATGCGCACCACCTGGGTGCGCCCCGAGCCCTGGCTGAGCAACGGTTTGTAGGTCGGCGCGCAGTTGGCCACGGCGACCATGTCGCCATCGGCGTCGTACAGTGCGATCTCGCGGATCCACTTGCCGCCGACATCCGCCGGGATGACTTGCTCGGCGACGATGATCGCGCTGTTCTTGTCGTCCACCTTCAGCTGGTTCAGGGGCGCCCGGCGCCATTCGTTGATCAGGCTGGTCTGGGTGGCGTTGGGGGTGGGGTCGGCGCCATTGGCGTCGCCCACGCCCATCTGGGTGATTTTCCACGGGATGCCCAAGGCATCCGCGTTGGCCTGTTTCGCCGCGCCCACGTTGGTGAGGATGGCGTAGAACTGGGAATTCTGGTCAACCATGTGCAATGTCCAAGGTATCGATTGTATGTTCCCGGCCGCCGCGACCAATGGCGCCACTGACGATCAGGTCAGGGGCTGCTGGCGGATAGACGTCGAGTTCGTCGCCATCCTGCAGCGCGCAGCCGAAATAGAGACCGCCACGGCTTTCGAGACTGATCGCCAGACCGGTCATGTGGCGGCTGACCGGCCGGGCGTCGTCGATCAGCGACGACAGTTCGTTGTAGGTTTCCTCGCTGATGCCGGTGTCGGTCACCCCGACCTTCAGGGCAAACGTCCCCGGCACCCCGGCAGGCTGGGCCTGCCACCATTCCTGCACCTCGATCAGGTAGCCGAACGGCTCGACCACCCGCCGGAGGGCGCCGAGGGTCCCCTTGTGGGCATGGACGAAGAACGCCGAGCGGATCACCGAGCGCTTGATCGCCTCGCTCCAGCTGTCGTCCCAGCGGTCCACCGACCAGGCCCAGGCCAGCTGGTAGAGCAGGTGCGCCGGGCAGGTGTCGGGGTTGTAGAGGGTGCGCAACGTGACCTTGAGGTCCTCGTCGGCCGCCACCTCGATGGCCCGCTCCAGCGGCGTGCGGTTGAGCGGCAGAAGGCTGTGCATGTCAGCCACCCCGCCGCAGTTCGATGCCGGTGCACCAGGCCGCCTGGGCCTTGCTCGGGCGAATGTCGCTCCAGCCGACCAGCTCGACGCGGCTCACGCCATCGATGTGCAACTGTGCGTCGATTCCGGAGCGGGCGACCTCGACGCCGAGGCGTCGGCGTGGATTGACCCAGGCCTGGAGACGGCGCCGGCACTCGCTGAGGATCGCCTCGAACTCCGGGCCGTTGTCGGCCATGTGCAGCACCGCCTCGACGCGGTACGGCAACACCTCGGCGCTGCGCACATTGACCCGGTCGGCGACCGGACGGATATCATCGTCGTTGAGGTACGCGTTTACTTGCGCCAGCAGCTCGGGGCTGGCCACACCGTCGTTGCCCAGGCTCAGCACAGTGACGTCCACCACCGCCGGCGAAGGGCTTTCGGCGGTCGCGTCGGCGACCCGCCCCGAAGCGTTGCGGGCATGGAGGATGTAGCTGTTGCGCGGGCCGGCGGTGGTCAGGCCTTCGTAGACCAGTTGCACCCGCTCGCGCAGGGCGTCGTCGGATTCGAGCACGGCCTCGGTCGGTGGAATCGTGCCCGGGTCCGCGGCCTGGATCACCAGGCGTTGCAGGCTGACGTTGGCCGCCAGCTGGTCGAGGTCGTTGCCTTGGGCATAGGCCAGCAACAGGGCCTTGGCCGCGTCGTTGATCCGTGCCCGGTTGAGCAGCTTGCGGTAGGCGCCGACCTCGAGCAGCTTGGTCACCGGGTCGCTTTCCAGGTTGGCGGTCCAGCCGTCACCCAACTGGGTGCGGAAGCTGGCCAGATCGTCCTGGTACAACGCCTCGAAGTCGAGGTCTTCGAGCAGTTGCGGAGCGGGTAGTTTCGACAGGTCGACCTGGCTCATACGGCCACCTCCACCAGGGCATCATCCCCCAGGTAACGGCCGCTCAAGACCAGGCTGACCTGGCCGTCGAGCACGGCGACGACCTTGACCCGCTCCAGCTTCAGACGCGGTTCCCAGCGCCCGAGGGCGCGGGCCACTTCCGCCTGCACCGCACTTTTCCAGCCTTCGTTGACCGGCAGGTCGACGTAGCGGCGCAGCTGGCTGCCGTACTCCGGGCGCATGCGCCGGCTGCCCAGCGGCGTGGTGAGGATATCCTCGATGGATTGACGCAGGTGGGCCACGCCCGACAGGGGCTGGCCGGTGCGGCGGTCCATGCCGATCATGGGGCACCTCCTGGAATTGAGGCTCCAGGTAGCCTGTTCGGATAGCGCATGGTTATCACCTCGCAGGCAGGAGTGAGTTGCCCGGACAAGCCGGGCAGCCGCTTCAGGAGACGAAGTCGTAGGTCAGGGCGATGGCCGCCGTGGCGTTGTTGGCGACGGTCCACAGGCCGTAACCCGCCGGGATGAACAGCGGATAAGGCAGGGTGTACTGCGAATCGATGCCGCCGTTGATCCCGCCCATGATGGCGTGGACGCTCATGTCGCCAATGTAGGCCGGCGCCTTCGGGCCGGTGTACAGGTTGAGGATGCCGCCGCCGGTGCACAGGGTGGCGGTGCGCAGGTACACGCCATCCTTGTTGTCCGCCGCGCTGAAAACCTGGCTGACGGCGGTTGGGTGGGCGTTGAAGAAATGCTTGCCGACTTTTACTGCTTCCATGTTGCTATACCTTTGGAGTCGAATGATCAGATGCGCACCATTGCGCAAGACATGTCGCTCACAGGCGATCGCGTTTCGCTGGAGACACCCGGTGCGATGACGCAGGCGCACGTCCAGGCACTGCTCGGGGGCAGAGATCAGTTGGTGATCAGCAGATCCAGACTGGTGGCGTCACAGGCGTTGCTGGTCTTCTTGTCGATGACCAGATAGAGCATCGAGGTAGCGCTCACTTCGATGTCATTGGCCTTGATGACCGCACTACCGCCATTGGCCAGGTCGCCCGACTGCACCACGCGGTCCCCCAGGTTGAGCGACCAGGCGATGCCGTCGCCGCACGCGCTGTGCAGATCGTTGACCCGGCCCAGCACGTTGACCCGGCCACTGATCGGGCTGGCCCAGCGCACGATACTCTGGCTGTCGCCGCCCGGATGGGTGGCCACATCGCCCTGCTTGAAGACGAAGCTGCCACCCGAGCCGCTGAAGGTGAAGCTCTTCTTGATGACACTCACATACGCGCTATTGGTGTCATCGCGCCAGCAAGTGACGTTGGCGCCACTGCAGTTATCGGCAACGAACGTCGGTAGTGGTGTGTAGTTGGCCGGCACGTTGACCCCAGTCTTGTTCTGCATGAACGTCCAGGGGGAGTCGACTGCAGCACTCTGGGTGGCAATGTACATGTCCCGGGCGAGATTCCACGATTGGGCAGTCGCCGCCCAGGCTGCAGGGGTCATGACGCTGCACAGCAGGGTGAGCGCAACTAAGGTAGGTTTGAGCTTTTTCATGGTCTGATGAGTTCCTTGTTCAGTGCTTGTGATTGGCGGTGTTGCCAGCCGTATCGATGATCCGGCCACCGCCGTTGATGTCGCCGCTGACCGTCAACGGACCGTTGATGGCAACCGTGCCGGTCAGGGTGATCGATGCAGCATCGAGGGTGATGGCGTTGTCGCTGACCACCAGGGTGCTGGCGCCGACCTTGACCGTGGCCTGGCCGCTGGGCAGTTGGATGTCATAGCGTTTGGCCTGCCAGTCGTAGGCCAGCGAGCCGCCATCGTCGAAGCGCCAGACCTCGACATGGTCGCGGTTGTCCGGCGCCGTCCCGGCATTGCCGTACAGCCCCGGGACGAAGGTGCCCAGGGCCGGTTCGCCGCTGGGGCTGATCAGCACGCCCTGCTCGTCCAGGCTCGGCACTCGCCAGTGGCGGGCCTTGCCGGCAGCCTGGGCATGCCAGCGCACCCAGGCGCTGGTCCAGCCGCCGCCGTCGGACACCCGCACCCGGGCCGCGGCCAGGTCCACCGCGACCACCCGACAGGGGATCACCAGGCTGGCCAGCATGCGATCGTGCATGGCGCTGGCGTAGCTCATGCCAGGTCCTCCGGTGACAGGTACTTGTCCTGGTTGCCGAGCCCGGTGTCCGGAACGAAGCCCAGCATCAGGCTGCCCGGCGGCTGGTCGGGCCAGGGCCAGTGAGCATTCCCCAGCAGGACCGGTTGTTCCCATTGCACCCGCCAGGTGCTGCCCTCGGCTTCGGCGAGGATGTCCCGTGCGCCCTCGACGTAATCGAGGCCCCAGGACTGCTGGCGCAGCACATCGATCAGCTGCGCCGCCAGCACGCCGGCCTGCGTCCGGGCCTGCGCGGGGGTGCCCTGGGCGGTGACGCGGGCTTCGAAGGTCGTCATCAGCAATGAGCGACCGTCACGCAGCGCCTCGTCGCCACGCATGCGCAACACGCCATGCACCAAGGCCGGCAGGGCCGGCTCGGTAATGTCGTCGCCCTCCGTGGCGACCGTGGCGAAAGCCGGCAACGCCGCCCGCAGGGTGGAGGTGACGGCCGCGTACAACTGGGCCAGTTCGCTCATGCTTGTGCTCCTTGAACGCTCGGTTCGGCGAAGGCCGGGCCCGCGAAGGCCCGGCGCCCGGCTCAGAAGTGCCAGGTCCAGATATCGATCGGCTTCTGGTCAGGGTTGATCTTGCGGATATGGCGATAGGTCGGCTGAAAGCCGAAGCGCGCCCACACCGGTTTCTCGTCGAGGATGGCGATGCTGCCGTTGGCCTGCAGGCGCAGCACCGCGCTGGCATGGCCGCCGGTGTGCGAATGCCACAGCACCGCGTTGCCGGCACCGTAGACCACCAGGTTGCCGTCGCCCTGGAACACCGCACGCACGGCGCCCTTGCCTTGGGTACCGGCGTTCCAGGTGGCCGCGCCGTTCGGGCCATAGGCCACGAGATTGCCGTCGCCCTGGAACACCAGCTTGCTGGCGCCCGCGCCGTATACCATGCCCTGTACCAGCTCGGAGCCAGGCGCCAGCAGCAGCGAGTCGACGGCGCCAGGCACCAGCGGGACGGCCGGCGTGCCGTTCCACAACGCCAGGGAGTCGACCAGCACGATGTTGCCGTCGTCCTGCAGCACCAGGTGCGTGCGGTTCCACTGGTCGTTGCTGGTGAAGGTGCTGTTGTTGGTCAGCCACACCCGGCGCCGCGAGTAGTCGTCGAGGAATGCGCCGTACTGCACGTAGAAGGCCAGCGGGGCTTTCTTGTTGCGCAGGGGAATGCTCGAACTGAAGGGTTGCTGTTCATTGGCGACCCAGACGGTGGCGCCGTTGTCCTGGATCACCAGGTTGCCATCGCCCTGCAGCAGCAGCTTGAAGCGCTGGTTGGGCGACAGCAGGTACTGGCCCGCCGAAAGGGTCTGGTAAGCGGGCAGCACCGAAGTGCCGACGCCGTTGAAAGGAATGCGGGTACGACCTGCCATGGTGTTTCTCCTACTGGATCGATTGAAGGGGAGCTGGGCTCTGCGGCCCGTCCTGATCGCTCGGTGGCACGTTGTCGAGGCCCGTGGCCTTCATGTGGTTCAAGGTCGCGCAGCGCGAACACTTGATCTGGACCAGCGCCGACCCGCCGATGCGGGCCAGCAAGCGGTTGCATTTACCGCAGCGAAACTCGTTGAACATCCGCTTTCTTCCTTGTTACCGCGTTCATTCTTCGTCCTGGCGCGCCACTGCGGGCTGGTCGTCCAGCCCCAGCCGGCGCGCGGCCCAGCGCTCATAGAGACCGATGGCCACGTCGGCGCCAGCCATGGCGGTGAGGCAGCCAAAGGCACTGGCACTCCAGATCGACATGCCGCTGGCGTACAGCAGCATGACCGTCGATACCCCGCAGGCCATGCAGGCTCCGGAGCGCAGCGCCAGCCGCCTGAGCAGCCCCCAGCCGCGGGCGCCGGCCTTGTCGGCGCGCCACATCTCGCCGGAAAGCCCGCCCAGCAATGCCAGGAGGATCACCAGCCAGAGCGGCATCTCCAGCAACGCCTGTTGCTCGTTCGTCACGTTCCTGCCTCCTGTGTGTTGCCCGCCGGCGACATGCCGGCGGATCGTGATTGGCTTGACTCGGCATTCCAAAAAGCCCGCCCTGCAGGCTTTTCAGTAATGCGCGGTGTAACCGCCGGCCACGACTGGTGACGCCGTGCGGTTGCGCTTCAAATTGGTGACTCCGACCGCGGCCGCCTGCCCGCCGGATAACTGATCGTGGTGCTTTACGCTGCACACCCGGGCCAGTTGCCAACCCTCTGAACAGTCGAGGCCTGTTCATCGCTGCCTGTATCTCAACCGGTTTGCGTCCGGCTTGGGATACATTTTATGCATTCATGCATATGCAGTCAATGCACAAATTCAAAAATTTATGCATCAGCTTTTGCTCCTATGCATGGAGGCCTGATCTGACGTGGATGTAGGGGATTTCTGAGGACGAAAAAAAACCCGCCGGAGCGGGTTTTTATCGAGGGCTTGGGATCAACGGGCGTACATGCCCCACCAGAAGACGTGGCCAAGAAGGCTGATCTGTTCTTCCTGCATCTGCTGGAAGCTGTAGTCCTCGTCGGGGTGCTCGTCGCGGTTGAAGCTGCGCAGGCGAATGCCGGTAGGCAGGCGGTACACCTGCTTCACCCGCAGCTGGCCATTGTGATTGATGGCATAAAGGTCACCGTCGATGATGTCGCCGATGGTGCTTTTACCGGTATTGACCCCGACCGTGGCGCCATCGCGCAGCACCGGCAGCATGCTGTTGCCGCGTACCGTCACGCACTTGGCGTTGTCGAACTGCACGCCATTGTGGCGCAGGCTGCGTTTGCCGAAGCGCAAGCGAGCGTTCTCGCTTTCCTCGATGACGAATCTTCCTGATCCTGCTGCCAACTCGACCTCACGAAGAAAAGGAACGGACACCTCGTCGTCCTCGACGGGGGTTTCATCGTCCCACAGGCTGATATCGCTCAGGGCTGCGTGGCCCTGGGCGAGCGGGGCCGCGTCACGGGACTCGCCCAGTTCGACGCGGCCGCGCAACTGGTCGGTGCTCACGCCGAAGTACTCGGCGATCTTCGAGACGTGCTTGTCCGAAGGATCGACGATCTTCTCGCTGAGAATCCGCGACAGGGTGGATTGAGGCACGCCCGTGCGCCGATGCAGCTCTGTGGGGGACAGGCCGTGGCGGGCGAGCAGTTCTCTAAGTACGGAGGCTACGTTGCGCTTTTGCAT